ATGATAGAGCCCCTGAGCTCTTTGGAACCTACCAGGTGCCCAAGATGAGAGCCCCGAAAGCGCATGTTGGATTAAATAAGACGTTTGAAGGAGGCAGAAACTCTTGGAGAGGACGCGAGTTTGACGCCATGGGAAATAAGCCTCTTGGAGAGACCACAAAGTTATATTAAAGGATGTGTGAAATAGGAGTTAGAACAATGCCAGCATCAACTGTTTTATCGTTTGATATTGGAATTCGCAACTTAGCTTGGTGTTGTATGGAAAAGCAGACAGATAGTTCTGGTGTCACTGTCTTAGGATGGGACAACTATGATTTATTGGCAGGGCAATCTGCGTCTACTGCGGGAGAAAGTGCTGCTTCTTGTGCTGGGTGCTCAGCCAAAGCCACATATGAGACGCGTAGCAACAATTATTGTGTGAGACATTGTCCTCTTGATAGACCAGCGTTTCGTGATTTGTCTGGTGTGTTAGTGAAACGTCTGCCTGCCGCCACCCAGTTGAAGCAAATTCTGATTGCCAAGGGTGCCCAAAAGGTTCCGAAATCCAAAGGAGATTTGTTAAAGAAACTGTCTGAACTCTATGCGTTGCCTATCTTGAAGCAAAAGAAAAAGAAAGCAATTGATACTGAACTCACTGTCTTACATGATGGAATTCGTCGCTTTGTCACGCAGAATAAAGAGTTGTTTTCCAAATGTCAAACCATTTGTCTCGAAAATCAACCTGTTCTCAAAAATCCTACAATGAAATCTGTGCAAATTTTATTGTTTGCGACCCTCCGAGATATTCTTCAACCAACTCCTCCTCTCTTAAAACTGGTTCACGCCAAGACAAAGGTCGCAGCAACCACAGGCGATGAAGGCTATGCGGAGAGAAAAGCAGGCTCTGAGAAACGTGTCACAGACTTTTTGGGAACTACAAAGCTTCAGAGAGCACAACACTGGCGCACACATTTAACCAAATATACAAAGAAAAATGATTTAACGGATGCGTTTTGTATGTGTTTGGATTTCCTTCAAGTTCAATAAATGAGACTCGCCATCCAAATTTCAGGAGAGATCCGTCAAGTAGAAGCCTCATTGGAAACTCTGAAAACCTATGTTCTTTCAACGTTTCCAACGACAGAAATTGATTTCTTTGTTCACACTTGGAAAAAAGAAGGAGTATCCTTGTTTCAACCGCGTTCCTCGTTCGTGGAAGTCTACGAGGAATGTGCTGATTTACAAAAGCTACCACGAGCCTATTCTATGTTTTATTCAATCCAGAAAGCAAATGAGTTGCGAAAGAGGTATGAAGAAACAACAGGGAAACGGTATGATTTAATCATGCGATATAGAACAGATTGTATCTTTAAAGAAAGTGTGTTTGACCTTATCAAGGATTTTCTAAAGGATACAAAGCTGTTTGTATGTATTCCAAAAGCAAAACAAACTGTCGCCTACGATGGGCCTGTAGAGTCAGAGACAGAAGGACTCTGTGACTGGTTTGCGATAGGTACTCCCGAACTCATGGATGTATATTGTAACACCTATACAACATTTTATGAAGAAGGGTTACCGATTGTCCCTGAAACGATGCTTGCGTTTCAGCTCCAGATGTATGGAGTAGTTCAACAGGGATTCTTGAAACGTCCTGAGTTTGACTTCTTTCTGTTGCGTTCAAACAGAGTCTAAAAACACCGCATGGACTTGAAGAAAGATGAATGGCATAACCATCCGTGAAATGGAGAATGTGGCCCGATCTATGGATGGAGATCTCGGCCTAAGTAACGAGCTCGGTAATGTTATAGACATCACGGACAGCTCTGATGCTTTGGGATTGAACATGCTTATGAATCAAGCCAAAGTCAGTCAAGGAAATTCAAACAATTCTCAGAACACTATCTCTATCGCACCGGCGCCTACGCCCTCCGGGTTTGGAGGGATTGAAGTGTCGACATTAGAGCCTTTGGAGCCAATTACTTTCAATATGGACAACACAATTGGTGGTGGCCCTGTGGAAATCACCTTCCAGAAAGAACAAACCGCGCCGAGTTTTGGGGGAGGTCTCTTTAACAATACGCAGACAGCCACAGGTCCCAGTGTAGCCTTTGCCCCTGTTCAACAGCAGCGTGATCCGGAAAAGGAAAAGAAAGACAAGGTTGATTATCTGAACAAGCTCCAGCGTTTGGAGCAAAAGGGCTTCCCGGTTGGACGTCGCTTTACGATGGACAACTCGTTGGATGAAATTAAACAAGAGTATGACCGCTTAGTGGATGCCCGAAATCTTGAAGGGTCTCTACGATTCCAGCGTCAGGCCCTGATGGGTGTTGTGACAGGCTTGGAGTGGATGAACAATCGCTTTGACCCCTTTGATTTGAACTTGGATGGTTGGTCCGAGTCCGTTCACGAGAATGTAGAGGACTTTGATGATATCTTTGAGGAGCTGTATGACAAATACAAGGACCGTGGTAAGATGCCTCCTGAGGCCCGTCTTCTCTTCTCCTTGGCAGGCTCAGGCTTCATGGTTCACGTCAGCAATACTTTCATGAAGCAGCGTATGCCTTCTGCGGGTGATGTCTTGAAGAACAATCCTGAATTGGCTCGCCAGTTCGCAGCAGCAGCAGCGAACCAGGCAGGCTCTGGATTTGGAAACTTCATGGGGATGGCCATGGGAGCCACAGGAGGTGGTCCTCAGCCCCAGATGCAAATGCCCGCGGGACCTCAAGGTATTTCCCCTGAGGCCACAACGGGGGCTTTCTTTGGATCTTCAGGACGTGAAATGCCCAATTCACCCCAAGTAATGGCGTCTGTAGAGCCTCCTAGACAGACAGCACGAAAGGAAATGAGAGGTCCTTCTGGAGTCGATGACATCTTGAAGACATTTGAGGAGGTGCGTCGTCAAGAGGTAATGGGTGGCATGGGCAATGGACTTGAAGGCGTTTCTATGATGTCTCCTCCTATGATGAACAATATGGTAGGACCTCCTGCGATGAATCAGCCTGCGATTTCCGCAGTGATGGAGATGGAGAGTTTAGCCAGTGGTGATTTGGGAAGCCAGGCTGAGAGCACCCGCACAGGAGGTGGTCGCAGACGTAGAAAGGCAGCAATCAGTGGCAATACCTTGGCGGTCAATGTTTAATTCGCATACATAGAATAAATACGCTTTTCAAATTGCTTCAATGTGGCTAACATATCCTCTGGCTCGTTATAGGCAGCGGATAGATTCGCAAAGAGTTTAGATTGTTTTTCATTCAAGCTACCATTTTCGTATTTAGGACGGCTCGTTTGAATTGAACGTCTTGATTCTCTATTTATTCCATTTGTGACATAGACGTCTGTTGGAACAATCTTTCCATTGTTCGCTCCATTTGAAAATCGGATCAGTTTTTGAGAAGCGAGTAAATTTCGTTTGCCTCTGTTATTTCGTGTGAGCCTATGATTGAGTTTATGCTTATTTCGTAACATATTTGCTATACGATTACGTCTTGTATTTGGACCGGCCATTCTATTAAAGCGAGAGTTTTGTCAAATTCATGGCATAGACATTGTCAACGGACATCACCTCTTCAACATCCTCCTTCTTCTTCTCTTGCGCAGCAGCTAACCGCATCTGCTTCTCATGGAGACGACGCCAGATTTCTGTCTCCTCAGGTGTGAGGCCAGATTGAGGTGGTCCATCTTCCTTCGGTTTAAAATCACAACTATCTTTCCACAAGCACAACTCGCTATTTTCATTCAGTAAGAAAGACATGAAGAGTAAAACAAAGATTGTCATAATCGCAGCTACAAAGACATTTCGTGTGGCAACAAAGAGTACAGTAAAGACTAAGCCTCGTCTTACCCATGGATTTTGAAACACTTTTTCTTGCTCTTTGCTAATTTCCATGCCGAGGAAACGACCTCCCAAGTTCAACAACAACATCATTAACCCAATAAAATACGGATTTGTATTTATGGCCATAAATGCGTGTTCAAGAGGATTTATTGCTAGACTTGGGTTCAATACAGGTAGTGGAGCCGGAGGAAGACTCATCTACTTCACAAAGACTCTTTCTTTTCATAGGTTACCCAGGGACGACGGAGCTTCTCCATGTCTTCCATGTAAAAGAAGACTGCTAATCCGACCATGACACCTACGCGAGGGCACCAATACGCAGCAGCAACAACAAGAAGAACAAGAGCAAAACGGAACAAAGGGAATCCATACAGCGTAAAAAGTGTTTTGTCGTAGGGCGCTTCAAACACAGACCCTTCATACAAATTCCATAAGAAGAAAATGGCTGTAACTATGGTGCGCGCGGCGGCATCTACAACTCCATCGGGTTCTAAGGACATCGCCCTTCTACCCTGACGAAGTAAATTCAACGGGTCACGCTGTCACTTTGAACACTTCCCGTATATTTGTCACTGTAATCTTGAACTGCCGAAGTTGTGACTGTATCATCCTCAATCAAAAGAGGATTCTCTCCTAAGACTTTCTCCACAAACCACTTGTGTTTATCAGGCACAATGCGCACATTCATCTCTGATGAAAAGCCTTCGCTGACTTGTTTTGTAATAGGATGGATTCCTCCGGCTCCTATGAGTAACGCACTCATGAGGCCCGCGAGTATCCCCATGGGCCACCCATAGAGAACAGTGACTGTCACCGTAAACGTGAGAAGAAGTGCGCGACCCAAGAAACTGTCAGCTTGTTTGCGAATTTCAATCGGAACTTTCTCTAAAAAGACGATGGTGATGACCATAAAAAGACCTGTCAGGACCATAACAGGTTGTTCATATTTGTGATAGAGGTCATCCATATGAACACGGAAGCCTCCTTTCATAAAATGAGTGCCAGGCGGAAGCGAACTGGACATTTCCCTATTTCATTAAATCAAAACTTATGGAGTTTGCGGCCATTAAAATAACCTACAGGAAATCAGAGTAGTCCTTTGACTATGGAGTATTGTTCAATAGATGATGCTTTTCCTCCGATTGGTGGCGGCCCCGCAAATCCTGGATGCAAAGACAACACAGCGGGTAGTGTGGCACGAAAAGAGGAGAGAAAGAAAGCCAAACGCTGTAAGGGACCGCCTTTGACGTTTCTGGAAGGATCCGGGAACGATGGGCCTCTTACAGATCCTGACCGTCCGGCACTGATTCCCTTACCTGATACACCCCCTATGAATCCTCGAACGGGTCTCATCCAACACGCACCCGTGGACGCTCCTCCGAGAGAACCCTTTCAAGATATGAGCCCCGAGCCTGAATCCGAGATGAAAGCCAGTTTCCGTTCCGAGCAGCCTCAGCCTTTGCTTCAAAAGATTTACAACAAACTCCCGAACTTACAAGAAATTGCGGGTCCAAATAAAGCTCTCAAAGGCAAGCTACCGAGCTATTTTGGTGCCAATTATGATGACAACAATAATGGAAGCAAAGCATTGACTTATCAAAGTGATGAATCGGTCGAAGAAGGATTTGCGAGTTTTACCAATGTCATTGGAGATGACCCTGGGTATCGTCTAAGTCCTGATTTCACGTCAGCCTTTGCTGGCAAAGGTGCGGACAAGGCTTCTGGTGTAGAAGTGCTTCCCATTCCTTCCGTGAAAAATGTCTGGAAACCATTGACGCCGAGTGGAGCCAATACGTCGTTCTTTGATAGACTACCCTCTCCTGGAGGAGACATTCCCATTGGTCAAATACCAGCCTCGTATGACAAAGAGGAGATGTTCCGCAAACTAGACAGTATCTATGCTCGTCTAGATGACTTGGAGACCAGAAAAGGTGAAAATGCGCAAACAGAGACGTTATTGTTCATCATGAGTGGAATCTTTGTGTTGTTCAGTTTGGATTTGATTGTGAAGCGCACAGGTAATATTCGTATCTTAAATAAGTAATCTCATTATAGCTTTTTGAAAAAGCCTAGATGAATTTACTTGCTTTGTTTGCGTGACGTTTCTTTTCTGCTCTTCTTGTGTTTGCGTGTGGCGTTTCCACCTCTGAGACCTGAGCGATTTGTGTAAGATATTCCAGCTGCTGCTGCTAACTCTGGTGCTGTTTGAAGCCAACGTTGTGTGGCAGGTGACCTTGCGATAAGTTTCGCATCCAAATTTGCTTGAATTTCTGATTCTGGTCTCACAAGAGGTCCCGACATATTGGCCATTGTAGGACCGTATCCAGGTGGGAAGGGAACGTTTGAAGATGTAGGAGTATTCGCCGTAGAGGATGGCGCATTCACGGTTCCTAAGAGTTTTTTCAGCTCAGCCTCGACTTCTGCCATACTGGCACCTGTTACACGGAAAAACTTGATTTTGTTCAAATCACATCCAGGAGGAGGTTTCGCATAATCAAAAAAGTAGTCTCCCTCAGGAGTTTTTCCAACGCAATATTTACGTCCCAAGATATCTCCTTGAAACTCATCCACAGCGATAGGCTCACCCACTTCACCAGGACCTGAAGGGTCCGCAACTAACGCGGCTGTTTCAGTTGTTTGAGGGGGTGGTGAGACGATTGATGGAGCAGACCCAGGAGCTACTCCGTTTGTTTGAGGAGCTGCTCCATTTGCTCTAGGAACTTCTTCTCTTACTGCTTCGGCCATTGCTTCTACTTCTGTTTGCGACTTTTGTTTCGTCGGGTAGATCTCCGCACAATAGGCTTTCCTAAATCAAAGATTTCCTCGCGACCACCCTCCATTGAGGCTCTCCTAAATCAAACATGTCCTCATTTCCACCACCTGTTGCTACGCGAGGCAACACAGTAGCCGCAGCAGCTTCAGAAGGAGCAGCTACAGCAGCAGGAGCCACAGGAGCGGTTGGACTAGGAGACCGCCTTCCAAAGAAACGTTTCTGAGGTGTAACAACTCTACGAAGACTATCTATTGCTCCACGGAATTCAGAACGGGTGGGCCGAAGACGTGATACAAGTGAAGCAACTCCTTGTCCTGCTCTCCCTAAAGCACCACGAATATCAGGGGAAGAGGCACGAAGACGAGCGCCTAGTGCAGTAACTCCTTTACCCAAAGCACCACGGACATCAGGGGAAGAGGCACGGAGACGAGCACCGAATGCTGCGGCTCTCTCACGTAGGCTTGGACTCTTCAACTCTTCCTCCTCTTCTTCCTCACCCTCTTTTGTCGCCGCTTGCTCGACTACATCCTTCAGGGCCATAAAAATAGAATTGACATCAGGTTTAATCACGCGATAAAATGAAAACTCACAATCCATATCATCAGGAATCTCAGCAAAATCAGCGTAATATTCGTCCTTCTCCGCATCATAGCAAATCTTTCCGAAGGGGTCAACCAAACTTCCAGTAAATTCATTGAGTGAAAGAGGCAATACTCGTTTTCCGTTTCCTTTCACTAAATTTTTGAGAATCTGAATGACGTCCATAAAATTCAAGGGTTTTAACACACCCATCTCATCATACATTGTTTCCAGAATCTCACGAAGCATCGTAAAATACAATTGTTGAACAAATTGTTGGGAATTGGAGCACTCTGCGCTACTCAACAAGGCTGTGTCTTGAAAGCAATTGGATAAAACAGTTTTCTCTAAGAAGTCCGCAAGCTTCTTCAAAGCCTCTTTCTTACCAAAGGCTTTGTTAAGTAAAGAAGGGCGAAGTTGAAGCGCATTCAGAAATCGAGCCTCCTCCTCAGTGAATTTTCCTTTTTGCCAATCTTCCTTGATTCCTTTGCTTAACGGATACCGAATCTCAAACGACAATCCATTCAAACTAACTGGACTCTCTTCAAGTGCTTTTGTCGCAGTAGGCGTGGCCTCAAAGCGTTCCGTCTCAGGCAACACGATTTCTTCTTCTTTGGGTTCTGTTTCTGTTGTTGTTGTTGTTGTTACTGGAGCAATCGCCTTCTCTGTTACAGGTTCTATACCAACAGGAGGAGCCAACTTGTCAAGGTTTTCTTTGGATAAGACTGCCCCTTCCTCCTTCAACAAAGGCATTTTATCTACATTTTGGTAAATGGCGTAAAGGGCATTTCCAGGAAGTTTCGCTTCTGCGAGTTTCTCCAAGGCATATCCTCCTTGAAATCCGTCACAGGTTTTTCCAGTAGGACAGAGAATTTCAGTCGTCGCAGGGAACGTTATCGTCTTTCCTTTTGTAAAATTCACAGTGAAATATTTTTGCTGAGGCTTCGCATCACCTTTATCACTAGGTAACTCATCTTCATCATTAATATCTGGAACAATCACAACATTCCCATACAGTCTTTCATCCGTTTTTTTCAGCATTTCGCTAACTTTGACATTAGGATCTCTTTCCGAAATCGGCAATTCACTTCCACGCACGACAATGTGCTGCTTCTTAAAAATAACAATATCAGGTTCAAAAAACGGAACAAGAGGACGTGTAGGTTCAGCAACCGCGTAAATATATTTATACAGAGAGCAGCAGGCTAGAGCAAATGGAACGTTTACAGTATTGACTAAAAATACAGTATTGATATTCTTGTAATTATTTTTCATTTTTCTTTCTAAAAATTCATTGTAGAGTCTAGCGTTTTTTACAACATCCTCTTTTGTAAAGAACGTTCCCGTAAAAAGGAGTATCTGCCCAGGTTTTGTATTTCCGTCCGCATCAGTTAGTAATGTCATGTATTGTATGAATTTGCTCAAATCACCATTGATATCTGGGATAATCCAGATTGTTGGATTGTCTAGAGAAATCGTCACAATACGTCTTCGCACATGTTGAAAAAACAACGCAGAGATAGGGCGTGCTTCTCTCGCACTCGGACAAATAGAAAACGTTGGATTGTCAATTCCTGGTGATGTATATTGAAGAGGATCGCTCGTAAAACTAGATAATTTTTTGAGTGTTGGTTCCACATGTATCCTGTAGCGTTGGATATTGGATTTGAGAGCGCCTTTCAAAACATCTTCTGTTAGTGGTGCTAATGGAATGCTTTTCAACTCAGGACTGTAACGTTCTAAGACATAGGCTTTGTAAGCTTTTTCATCCTCTCCTCCTTCTTGGCCTCCTCCTTTGACAGGCACGATTGTTGCGCTAGCACCGACATTCAAAAGACTGTTGCTTGGATTGTAATCGGAGGGTAAGGTTGCTCCTGCTTCCATAGATCCTCCTCCTTGGACAGGCACAATCGGAGCATTCCCTCCTTGTAGCAAACTCACTTCTGGATTATACCCTGGGGCGACTTGGGACGCCATCTGTTGATTCCTCCGAAAAAAGTGGCCTAAGCATAGACCGAACATTAATCCAGCAATGGACTCTACGATTGTTGAACCTCCCACTACCACGATTCGCTATGAATCTGAATCGAACCCTACACGTCGCAAAAAAATTCATTGTAAGCAAGAATTAATTGTGAACTCGCTCCAGCGATTTTATGCGAATCGCTCGGATATCGCGGAAATCGTGACCCTCCTTCAAGGCACATCCGAAATCAGCCTTCGTGTAATTGATTGGTTTGTTACCAATTACGCCAAGACACATTCTACGGCATACATGTTACATAGCCAGGAATTCCTTGTTTATAGAGATTACAAGTCTCAACTCAAGGCTTACAGTAAGAAACTCTTTGACCCGTTTTGTCGTCGTGAGCGGATTTATTTTCAAGTTCCGAATCACCCTCCTTTCCTGACAACTGTTGCCAAGCTAAATTTTTTCAGATGGGCGATTGAGAAGGACATTCTCACCTATATCCAACAACATCAAGAGGCGATTGAGAAGGAGATGAATTTGGCGATGAAAGAGCTTGCGAAGATGAGATCTACACCCACAACCGGGAGCAGCACTTCATCTACTGATACAACAACTACGACAACAACAACACTATCAAGTCGTTCCACAACACGCAGGCGTGTTTCCAACAAGGATTCTGCTCCCATTAAGTTAATGCAAAAACATAGCATTACAACGGAAATGTCTTTTGCTTAATTACTTTAGCATACATCACAGTTGTATCAATTTTTTTCTCATCTTTTGGTTTTTCCACGACGGGTTCTTCTTTCTTCCGCCCAACATGTGTAGCAACAATTGGATTTTTTCCTGGAGGATTTGTGCGAAAGACCTTCGCAATATCATCCATTCTAGGTTTCAATTGTTCATAGGCTTCTAACGAATTTAATGTATCCAAATTGTTGTCCGCAACAAACGTCGGTGAATTCCATTGTGTAGTAAATGTTCTTCCTAAGAGTTGTTTTGACTCACGAACACCTTTATCAAATCTATCTTCATAGACAACTGACCGGAGCTCACGCACAGCATTGCGTGAGTCATACTCAGGGGCATACCCTTCAAAATAAGGGTTTTTTGTGAATCCGTCTTGTCCAGCTTTCATAGGTCTGTTCTGGAGATATTGCGTTCCATCTAGTTTGCGGCTATTTGTAGGATTCATATCGGATAAGATTTTGGGACCATGAACGTCGGGCCTATCCATTTGAAGATAAGGAGCATCTGTCTGCCAATGTTCAAATTGGCGTATATTGGCTGCGTCACGTGTGTTAATTTCACGCCGAGACCGAATGTTCATTGAAAGGAAATTTGTCTCGGGTGTATAATAAGCTGGGATTGGCTCCATCTAAACCTTCTCTTCTTTTGATTAGTAAGATGAAACTTGTACCATTTTTCCTCAAAGAATCAACGAGACATGTATTTCATATCGAAACACTCACTGTCTTTTTAGCTCATGCTGGAAAGGCTCTATGGACAACAGATGAATCTGGAGTTATCTCTAAGGAAAAGATTTTGTCTGACTATTGTGAAGCCAATGGGTTTGTTGTCAGAGAAATCAACATTGAAAAAGATATTGCGTTTGTCGAGATTGACCCTCGCGCAACAAATCTCTCTGAGTTTTATTCATGGGAAGAAGCATTGCTTACACCAGGACGACCTGAATGCTGGAGACGCTTTTATTTTATACAAGACAAGGAAGGGGGAGATTGGTGGTCTCCCAAAGGATTAATTGAAGCTGAACTTCAGGGCTTTGGAAATGTTGAAGCTCTTTTCAGACACCTAAGAACTCTCTGCTAAGATAATCTATATGAGTGCTTTCTCAGGACGAAATAAAACACTAAAAAGAACACACGATATCAGTGGTGATATTATCTCAGTGAATACACGGAAAACAATAACATTTGATTCTGATACGTTGATGAATTTTTTGGATCTAGATGCTGGTGGTGCGTATAAGCGGCAATGGCATAGATTAGAGCGGGGTCTACGTTTGAATCGCTTGCGCAAGTTTGCAGAGGAAGAATCAGCTAGACTCCATTTATCCGATACCGAAAAACTAAATTTATACAATCTCTTGGCAAAGAGTTTAGACAAGAAACTCTTAAATAGTAAAACCGCAGTTATCTATGATCAAGAAAAAGAATCCATTACAGAAATTAAGGGACTTGTTATGCATAGGAGCTCAGAGGGTCTTATGTTATTTCAGCTTTTGGATAAGCAGAAAAATATTACATTTCGGAATAAGAAATCGACATCTCAAGATCCGCCCACCAATGCTTAAGGGACTCATGGAAATTGATTAGATAGAATGATGAATGGTCATCATGCTATGTTATCACCCGTGATTGAACTTGTAAAGTCAATCGATTCCTCAATTCCGTATGGAAATCACACCATGTTTCAAAAGCTTTGGAAATCAGAAACAGGAGTTGCGCTTGACTTAGTAGAAACAGAAAACTCCTCTGGCTGTGAGGAAATGCTAGAAATGGTATCAGATGCGTTAGAAATCTTTACACGAGAAGCAGAAAACGTCTCATGGAAAAAAATGACTGCGCAAGAGCGCCGAACCAAAGTCAAGCAACTCAAAGAGCTTCCTCAAATTCCTCAACGGTCTCAAGAATGGTTTGAAAATTATGGAAAAGTCTTGACGGCCAGTGAATTCTCTGCTCTCTTTGTGAATAACAAACGAAGGCGTGACCTTGTGTATAGTAAGTCTCATCCAACACAAGATACTTATTCGTTTCGTCATGCGTGTCCTACAGATGAAATGAATGCGATTGGATGGGGCATTCGGTTTGAACCTGTCATTAAACAGATTCTAGAAACCAAAGACAAATGTTCAATTTATGAACCTGGGCGCATGCAACATCCAACCAATACGCATCTGGCTGCGAGTCCAGATGGAATTGTAGAGGTCGCTCACAGTCCACAGCAATTGGGTCGTCTCATTGAAATTAAGTGCCCCTATTCACGAGCCATTGGAAAAGAAATTCCGTCGGACTATTGGATTCAAATGCAAATTCAGATGGAAGTGACCGATGTAGATGAATGCGAATACATTGAAGCCAATTTGATTAGCAAACGGGCGAAGCAATCTGAGCCTCTTGACTTGAGTGGAACGACCTTTACAGGAACTATCTACTTACTGAAACAAAGAGTAGAAGATGGAGAGCCCTTTGATTACAAATATGTCTATGGAGACATTGGATCTTCAGAGATGCCTGAATTACCTGAAGGATATGACTGTGTAGAAGTGATTCCATGGGGCTTGAAGAGTTGGAATCGCATCCTTGTTCAACGAGATAGAAACTGGTATGAAGGAACAAAAGTATGGCAAGAAGCCTTCTGGCGAGATGTAGCTGCTGCGAAAAAAGGAGACCTTGCTCCTCATGTCCCAGCAAAACCGGCTGCTTGCTTAATCACGGATGATTAAACTATAGTATTCATAGGAATCATAAGAGGGTTATTTAAAAATGTATGAATTTCTTCTTGTAATGTGTCTGAATACATTTCTAGAGGAAACGCAATCGAGTTGCGGCAATCTAAGCGACACCCAGGAAGTTCTTCATTCAATAAAAAGACTCGATACTTCTTTATATTTAAATACTCAAGAATTTCAAGATAATTATCTTTTTGTAGATGTTGTTCAAATGTAAGGATTGGACGTTGGCTCTCTAACAGAGTAGATGCGCCTTTTAATATTTTAAATTCCATGCCTTCAACATCTAAGTGAATATAACCAATAGTCTCTATCCTTCCAATCTGAACTAAATAATCTAAGGAACATGCATTTACTTTTTGAATTCCTTGGTTTTCTGGGTTGTTGTAAACAAACGAGCAATGATTTATATCATCATTTGTAGATAAAACTTCATTTGTATCACTTATCGCTGTTTGAATTACAGAAACATTTGAAAGTAGATTTTGTTTCGCAAGTAATCTTATAAATTGACAATTCTCTGGAGAAGGATCAATCGCATAAATAGTTCCTTGAGTATTTTTAGCCCAGGGGATACTATTATCTCCTATCCATGCTCCCAAATCTATAAAGTTTTTTGTAAGGATATGTTTCTGGATTAAAAATGTATGAAGACGACGAAACATGACTTCATGGAGGTCCCTCTGTTTAAAGATAACTGAAAACGGATGTTCAATTAACTGTAGTTCTACATTACCATCATTTGTAAAAATACAGCTAGACATTTTAATTTACTACCTTTTTTCCTTTAGATTAAACTTTGGGTAAAAAAGAGTTTTTGTAGAAGGCCAAATTCAACTCAGTCAAAGGAGCTGAGCAACTGTCAGGGAAGTCGCGCTTGTAGTTATTGGTGCGCTGTAAGAAGTTACCTGTCTGATTTGTTCTCTGCTCAAAATCAGTTTCAGAGCAGCATGCTGCATTCAAGCAGCTGATAGAGCCACGAGGCGCAGCAGGAAGTTCCTTCAATAAATTGTAAGGTTCTCTGGGTTGCTTTAAAGAGGCATCCGCAGGCCCACTGACATCGCTTGTCTCAGGCTTTCCTGTCACTTCACCTTCCATTCCAATTGTCTGGAACGCTTCTGCAACTTGCGCTTTTTTCTTGTAGTCCTGCTCTGAGAAGAATTCAGCAGAGGATCCTAAATCACCAATGTTATTGGGACCCGCTGTGCGTCCGCCGATGGCTTCACCCCCACCTCCACGAAATCCTTCTATATCTCCCAAATTGCTAGGGCCTGCTGTGTGTCCTCCAATGGCTTCACCTCCACGAAAGGACTCACGCTTCTTCTCGTAGATTAAGTCTGCCTGATTTAAATCTTGGAACCCCATCTCCTGATACGCCGCGCCACTGCCCCCTACACCTGCTCCAAATCCACCTCTGAATCCAGACAGTTGTTTATGAACAGTGCGCAAGACTATTAAAATAATAAAAAAAAGGAGAACTGTTACCAACGGTCTCATTCTATTCTAGAACCCCCTTTTTACGGAGCAGCAAAGCGATTTGTCCAAATCCGTGCTTCCTCTTCATACTTTGCCTTGTTTGTTTTATACAACTGAGCAATCTCTGGGACAAACGGGTCATCTGGATTGGGGTCAGTGAGAAGACTCGTAATACTCAAGAGCACTTTGCTAATTGTGAGAGCAGGAGACCATTGCTGTTTCAGGATATCCAGACAAATCAATCCTGCCGCATTAATGTTGGGATGATAGATTTTCGTCAAGAACTGAATATGGGGAGGCTTGAAGGGATAATCTACCGGAAACTGAATCTGGAGCTTGAAGACACCACCTTGATAAGGACTTTCATTGGGTCCCATAATAAATCCTTCCCAACGAAACATGTCTTCGCTGTTTGGACCCGCACTACAATTGGAGGGAGGGTCCTTTTGAAGGTCTGAAAGTTCTTTCTGAATGCGCCGTAGAGCCATTGGAGTAAATAAGGGTTGTGCGACTGGGTTTAAGTTTTTCCCATTTCAATTTTCACGACTGTACATAGAAATTGAAATGGTGACTGCTCTTCCTCTTTTGGCTGAATTCCTAGGAACATTTTTGCTAACGTTGACCATTTTGGCTTCGGGTGGAAATCCCTGGATTACGGGTGGCGCTCTTGCATTAATCATTTTGCTTGTGGGCTCTATGAGTGGTGCCAATGTGAACCCCGCAGTATCTCTTGCGATGTTCTTGAAAGGTGCTCTCAGCTCACAGGAGTTTGCGTCCTATGTTGTTGTCCAGTTCTTGGGTGGCGCGAGTGCTTTGTATAGTTACAACGCTTTTGCTTAAGCAAAAGTGTGCTTAAACACGACTATACCGAATCCACAAGGCTGCTGCTAATCCTAAGAGCAACACCACGGGAAGGGTTGCTTCTTGAGATGACCCTGTAAATCCCTCAACCTTCGTAACACCCTTTTTACAATTATTCTCTTCATGGTTTGCTATCAGTGATCCATCTGGACAATACGTGGCGGACTGATTTTCTTTGTCCCACTCATCTTTTGTCAGCCATTTGTCAAATATAAATCGGGTTTGATGAGGCTTTCCCCCCATCATTTTGATATCGCCTGGATACAACGGTCTGATTAAATCTTTTCCATCTACATTTTTGAGTCGCCCTTCAGATGTTCCGACAGGCATTGTCACTTGCTTACATTTGGCATAGCCAGTTCCAAAGACAGCATTCATTATAGGAATCGGATTTAATCCATCCCGAGCATCTTCTAAAATTCCTGGTGCCAATCCCTGGAGCTTTGGTAATCCCAGTCCATCGAATGCTGATGTGATTCTCTTTCCCATCAAATCTCCTTTCGGAATTCCATTGATATACACCCACATATCGGCTCCATTGCTACACTTTGTGAGTGTCCGAACATAATGGTTTACACCCATCGGAAAGGGTTTTCTTCCCATACTCCGAGTAAGACCTGTAGAAGGACCCCCAAATCCAATCATATCGGCATAGAATGCGACACCCTGGACACCACTCGCAACATCATCCAAAGAGCCACCCCGTCTGACACCGATTTCATTCGGCAAGGGCATCTCATCGGCGAAATTGTAATCAGGAGGTTGGGCATCCGCATTTGATGTATCTTGTTGGGGTAAAACACTTGATCGTGTATCATTGCCACCGCCCGTTGACATATCTCTACTTAAACTACCGTGAGGTATTATATTCAAATGAGTTCTTCACCACTTCAACTCACGGTAGCCATTCCTACGATGCTACGATGGAAAGGCTTCTTAGAAAAGAGTCTTCCAATGTTTCTGATGAATGAAAATGTCTCCCATGTAGTCATTTGTGATGAGACCGGAGAGGATGTAAAAGCAATTGAAGCGTCACATTTAGCTCGTCATCCGAAGCTCCGTTTGTATACAAATGAACGTCGCTTAGGAATGTATGCTAACAAGCGGCGCTGTGTGGAGATGTCTCCCACAGAATGGGTCGCTGTCTTAGATTCAGACAATCTGTTTCCTGATGAATATTTTGAAGCCTTGATTGATAGCTGGAAAAATGAACCATCCAACACAAACATTGTCTACGCTGCTTCAGAGATTGTCCGTGTCTTTTTGAAAACGAGTGAATCCGAAGAGAGGACTCGGCATTTTACAGGAATGAGAATTACCAGAGCCAATTGGAACCAAGTGCTTCAAACGAAGGCTTGGAATTTCTTGTTGAATGATGGAAATTGGGTTGGACATAGATCTATCTTGGAGGCTTGGCCACCGATTTCTGAAGAGAAAGTAAAAGCAACTGATTCGATTCGCATCGTAAAGAACCTCGTAGAAAAGGGTTGGACCTATTATATTACTCCAGGGATGCGGTATATTCACACGGTTCATGATGACTCTGAGTGGATTAAAACAGAATCAGAATCCACGTATTTATTGGCCACGACTGATTGGACACTTCGTGCGTAAAAAGTGCTTCATGAAATTTGAATAGGATAGCAGACATAGATTCAGCAAATGGCCACATCCCTTCTTCCTGGCGTTCGTAGACCTCCTACAAATCAGTTTTCTGAAAAGGAACTCTCTTGGTTTCAACTGGATACCCAAGACAGTTCAAAACAAACTGACAAGGCAGATTACCACTGCTCAGGATGTGGATCTCTTGTTGAAAAAACAGATATTGATGAGATTATTGTCTGTGTGAGTTGTGGGGAAGTTGTCGAACGAATTTTAGATGCCACTGCGGAGTTCCGATTCTTTGGCGCAGAAGATAGGTCCTCCACGGACCCTTGTCGTGTAGGCGCACCGATTGATATGAGATTTCCAGCCTCTACGCTTGGCACAATCATTCTTCATCACTCGTCTGGAGGTCCAAAAACGGCAGGGCGTGCCATGGCAAAAATTCGCAGATATCATACCTGGAATATGATTCCTTACAAAGAGCGTTCGCTTCTTCAAGTCTTTGAGCAATATGCGCTCACTGCCACAAACTTTGGTATCAATATTCGTGCGATTGATACTGCGAAACAGCTCTATATTCAACTGGTGGAGCATTGTGACCGTCGTGGTATGTCCCGCAATTGTGTAGTCGCGAGTTCTGTTTACGCAGCTCTAAAAATGGTGGGAGAGCCCCGAAAGCCCAAAGAGATTGCGGAAATGTTTCATCTGACAACGGCGCAATTCACGAAATCCTACAAGTATTTCCAAGAAGTGCTTGCGTTAGCACGGCAACGCGGGCAAATCGCAGACACCTTGGCTCCGGCCAATCAAGCAAGCACACGTGCTTCTGATTACATTACACACCCGCTGAGCAAACTTCCTGTTGCTCGCAGTCACTATCCTGATATTCAGTTCGCAGCCATTCAGGTGGCCAACAAAGCGGAAGAAATCTTGATCAGTCCCGAAAATATGCCCCCAAGTCTGGCAGCAGGCGTCTTGGCCTTTGTTCTGGCACGCATGGATTACTCTGAAATTCCTCTCAATCGGATTGCGTCTGTCTGTAATGTGAGTGAAGGAACTCTATCCAAATGTTTGAAACGCCTGGAAGTATCAGCGGAAAAACTTTGGTCTTAATAGAATGGGCCAAATCCAGTCCAGCAATATACCTTCCAAAGAAGTTCTTCTGGCCAAAACGAAAGGAGGAACTGACCTTGTAAATCAATTGTTTTCATGGATGATTCAACAAACAAACATTCGTGATTTTTATTTGATGGCCAATCCTGCTCAGTGTAAAAAGTATATTATGCTGACAGCAGATGTCTTGAATAAGGTCTTTTACAAGATTGATGTCATTCCGAAGGCAGGACCTGGAGGAACAATCTATTTCCGAAAGACGGATAAACTCAGTCCGCAGGATACATCAGACCCCTTATACAAACATCGTGAGCTCAATTGCTTACGTTTGGCTTTTTTATATGTTCGCATTTTTCAAGTCTTTGCTGCGTTATCCCTCACCATTTTAGACGTTGAACCCAAGATGGAAATGGACTTGTTACGTGATATTAGCAAATTAGGACAAGCAGAGCTTGTTCCTTTGTTTGGTCAAAGACAGTCTGGTGGCACATTAAATTCAAGAAAACCTTTGCCATCAGGATTCCAGGCACTTCGTGAATCGCTTTCCGAAGTTCCTACAAATCCCAGCTATTACAAATTCACAGGAACCTCTCTTTATTTAGAATATAAATCCCAAGGGGCAGATGGTTCTCTCCCTATCAAATATGATTTTTCCGTGGTAAAAAATGGAAAGAAGGAAATCCGTCTTATTGAAGGAAAAATTCTTGTCAAACAAGAAACAACGGACCAAATTGAAGTTCAGTTGTTTGATTTGAAACGAACGATTGGTAGTGACAAAAAAATGATGGACGATAAGAAAGTCTCTTTTACACGATATTCAATTGAAGATATTTACAGAGACCAATACAATCATAGTGTGCCCCAGCAACTTCAAATCATTTTCCAGAAATATGCCTCGTTAGACTATGCTGGAAAAGATGAAAATACGAGCAAGCGCAAAGACAGCCCAACCATGGCGCAGTTTGAAAAAAATATGGGAGAGGTCGCGGAGGGTCTTCAAACAAAACTTCTTGTGGGCGCGTTCACACGAACAATGCCTCCCAAGGCCCATTGTATTGCGAGGGCGCTTCAACTTGTGTCTGAAGCAGGTCTCCAGTCACAATTTCCTAAGGAAATCTATTCTCATATTTGTAAAACCAAATTCATGGCCGACACTCGTTCCTTGCCGCCTTCAGGAGATAAAATCACTAAAGAAGATGGTATCTATGCGTTAGCACAACTCTTTTATGATACATTAAAAGAAGCTACACCTGCGATTAGCCAGGCAACCCAAGAGCAATACAAATCCTTCTTGACAAAAATGAAATTCATCTATGAAGAAAGCAAAAATAGTAAAGTCTCGTTCAACAATTTAAAACGAAATCCGTTGGATACGATTGTGAATAAACTTCCTACAGCAGCCTGTGGAAAAGATACATTAGACAAATCCTACAAGATTACAAATGCGAATCTAATTCGTCTTGTTCGCAACAATGTAAGGCAGATGTTAGAGTATCAAATAAATCATACTGCGAATGCGACAAGAATTCTAAGAAAACTGTTTTTATTGCCCTTAGAATCAGGAAAGCCTCTTCAGATACATCCAAATGTTCTCAAAGGAGGAATGGATGAAGTGAACAGCATCGCAGAAGAAGCTAGAAATCTCCTTGTGGAATACTATAGTCAATGTGAAGTCCTGTATCGCTCAGGGGCAGAAATTATCGCCGCCAATAAAGCGCTTACATCAACTGTGTAAGAAGAATGGAGTCTCTCCTTCGTCGATAGGTTGTATCATCATGGTGAATATCTCTACCACTTGACCCATTGCGATAAGTTGGCTTCTTACTTTCTTTACATCCGTTACTGTGACACCACGCTGCTCTGCGATTTGTTTAATAGGAGATGGGCGCAACTTTCCTCGTAATTTTTTCTTCCATTCATCTCCATAGCGCGCTTGTAAAATATCCAAAAAATCCTGAAGGACTACATCTCGTAATTCTTGTGAAAGAGGCATATCCTTCCTTCACAAGAATACCATCCTCTTGTTTAGATTACAAAATGAAAAAAGGTTTTGTTGTAAAATAAGAACCAGGATTGTAATTAAAGATATACCAAGAATACCCCGCATCGTTTCTCCACCCTTGTTTGGAATCATGTGGAATTGCCTTGTCCATAAGGACTAAATCAAAGGGTGAAATATTTATACATGTCTCTACCGCAAGTTTCTGGATAGCCAACGGAACTTCTGCTGTCTGAGGGAGCATCCAACTTAACTCACCAATCCGATATCCTTCTGGCGCAGTTCTATGATGTATATTCGTCATACACAAAAAGACAGAGTGACCTTTGTAATTAAATGAAAAGAGCTCAGAATCTCCATTCAATTGAGAGGGAAGATTGGCGATAAAGTTCCGCAACGGTAAATACTCTGCGTGAGTATAGCTTCGAATTGGAGTCTGAAGAGCAATACCCATAGAGCCAATGTATTCCTTTGCTTCGCCAGCAGTTTTCTTTCGTCTTACAATGAATTGACTTGAATACAACGGCGGTACTTTCCAGAGAGGAAATCCTTCTTTTAAAAACAGATGAACCACTCGTTTTTGCCGAGCTGTCACCTCGACTAATTGTTCAAGCATCGCGGAAGCGATTCCTTGTTTCCTATAGTGTTCATCCACACAAAAATAATCAACAAGGCCACTGTTTGGTAAGATCTCATGGGAGAGTTTTAATGAACCAAGAGGTTTACTCATACAACATCCAACAAGAGTGTTTTCCACTGTATATACACCTACACCAATCCAATCGTCAAACGAAAATCCTTGTTGAATCCGAGACTCTGACAGAGAAATTTTACACCGACCATAAATGGAATAGTGGGCTCTTAGAAATCCCTCTATCTGTTTTGCGTGTTTAGGAAGTAGTTTGATAAAGCGACATCCAGCAGGAAGAGAGCAGCGTCGTTGCTGAAACGTCAATGTTTCTTGTTGAATTCCAAACTTTGGACCAGAACAAGGATTGAAACTTTCTATACAGTCCCACCAGTGAGGGCCAGGAAACTCTGACCAGAAGGACATCCTGCTTTAGGATTGCTAAAAATGAATCCTAAAGCTCCCCTACCGTAGGGACTACACAGTATGGTTGACGACACTTCTAAAAAGATACCGAAGCGCTGTATGAAGGAAGAGTGTAAGTGTAAATTGAAACTGACAGACTTTTCTTGTCGGTGTGGAAAGTATTTCTGTGAGAAACACAGGCTTTCAGAGACACACAACTGTAGTTTTGATTATAGAGCCTTTAACAAAGAACTCTTACTCAGAACTCTGAGTACACCGATTGTTGCGGAAAAAGTGAGCGTCATTTGAAAATTGAATTTTGAGCCCGCCTGGTTGCCAGGCATAGCCATGTCCCCTATGAACATCTTTAAGAGTAGCACAAATATTCAACTTCGTCTTTGTCGTGATAGCAACGAGGAGCGTGATGACCGCCTTGTTATCAAGTATAAGGATGAAGACACGTATCAGATTTATTTCCGAGATGGGAATTCTCTGAATCCTACCACATATTGTACTGTTCTCTCAGGAGACCAGTTGGATATTTATCTAGACTCTCTCTTTACTCTTCTTGCGCGAGATATAGATCCCTTTCAGGCGATTGACATCCAGATTCCTTGTTTCCCCGTCCTTCGCTATGATGTCCAGGATCTTGGTGACGAGACGTTGAGCTCAACGCTGAAGAGTATCATGTCGGTTCTCTATGCGGCCGCACCGGTTTAAGTAGATTTATCTCCCATATACATAACAATTAAAGAAGGAGACCACCGACCCATCATCTGCGTGTGTTTCGGAGAAAACCAAGCCAGATCATCTTTTTCTCGTTTGTCTTTGCGTAACCGAGAAAAGGCCACAGGATGCTCTTGAAGCCATTTAAATTCAGCGGCCGCATTCTGGATTTCTTCTGTGGTGACCAATCCTTGAAACACATGATATTGAAAGTAGTGATTCTTCGGATAATCTTTTTCTTGGCTTTGAAGAACTAAGCCTGTATGAGTCAAATGATGAATCTGGCGGATTTTTGCTTCTTCTTCCACTTCTCGTTGAACATTTTCTTCTAAGAGTTTCAAGACTGATGTATTGGGATTGCGGAGACCATCTTTGCCTTCCATTTGACCTTTGGGGGGCTCCCATGTTTTTTTCTTGGGGTCTCCCCCAAAGCGTTTCACCACTAAAAATCTATCTTTTTGGAAGGGCTCTCCTGCTTCATGAAGAAAACAGCACGCCCGTAGATAAACTCTCCATCCTTCTGTCGGGTGTTCTACGTAGAAATATCGCTTCTGCGGAGCAAAGGGTAGCCTCTCTGCGCCTCTTTTTAATCCGGGCTGGAAAACATCCAAAATAGCAACGTCTTTGGACATACTCCTATTTAGAGATGATAAACTTGACCTCTTGTGAAGTGTTACGCATAACGTTTAGGGGTGGCGGAAGAATAAAAGATACGAATACTCAAAGCCGACCACAACCAAGTCAACATATTTCTGATAGACCCATCCAGCGGCTTGGCCCATCTTGACAACTTCTTCCATTGTAGGCATCGTCATTTTGTGCTTTTGTCTGCGAACAGTTCCATCTTTGAAACGAAAGGTCTCAATAAATTCTGCCTGTGGATCCACTAAATCAAAGTGACCCGTATAGGTAAATTTATCAAAGACAACATTGCTTTCTGTGAGACGCTTCTTGGAGTATTTTTGGAGTGAAAATCCAACCAGAGGAGAGGCTGATTCCAACATCGGGTCAAACTTGTATTTATTCACAACTTCGACAACAAGCTGTCCTCCAGGCTTCACCCACAAAAACATATTGCGGAAAAAAGCCTCTTTGTCTGGTAAGTAATAGAGTGTAAAATACAAGCAAGCTGCGTGACTTACTTCTCCCCCTGACAACGCAGACGGATTGTTCAAATCAGCAAGTCTATAAGTGACAGTTGGGTTTTTTTGATTTCCAAACTTTGCTTTGTCTAGCATCGCCTCGGATTTATCCAAGGCCAACACAGATTTGACGTTCATTTTCGCAAACGCTGCTGACGCAACTCCCGTTCCACATCCAGCATCTAAGACATCCATCTGCTCAGCATTCCAGGCCTTTTGTTTCCATTCTTGAAGAATCAGAGCAACTTTTGCGGCAGTTCTTGTCTGTTGCTGCGTCAGCTGGTCATAGACGGAGGCATAAAATGTATCATACAATTTATCGTTCGTTAAAAAGGTTTCAGTCTGACTATCCGTAAAACCTTCTCGTTGAGGTGCCATTCCTGGAGCAATGATGACTTGTTCTTGAAGTTTGTGAATGGCAATCAGTGCTAGATAATTTGCTAACGCAATCACAAACAATACAATCAGTATTTTTGAGAGTGTCATACCGAAGGCCATCTTCCTAGTCTATCTTTCGTTTTCGTGTTGTTGTGCGTAACCGCCTGCATGTTTTTGTATCCTTATTTTGTTTGTAAGCACATCCAGATTTATAATACTCCAGTGTCTTACACAAATCATGATACGTTGTTTTATTGAGCAAAACAAGTTTCTCTTCAATGGTTTTGCGGATCTCCCACAATGCTTTGCGCGAACTCCGTCGTGTTTTCCACATAGAATTACAGCAGTCTTTCATTTCCTCTTTCCATATGTGCCTCCATTCCTCAAAGGGCAAGACATGAGGTAAAAGTTTCCAAAACCGACAGACATAATTAAATCGGCATTGTCCAGACAAATAGTTCCATTCAAGCATCTCTTTTTTCGTTTTTAATGTCTGCTTGGGAGGCGCTAGAGGCAAAGGGGTTTCCTCATACGCTAAGGGATGACTTTCCACAATGGAAAAGAGGAATTCCCAACCAGGAAAGTCTGTCTTGGAGCAACCAAAGGCGAGGCGCTCGTTATACATCTCAGCGACCTTGGAAAAAGGTGGATCCTCAGGGATTTTCTGCCCTTGGCTTCGGAGTGTTTCATTGACAAGACCATGAATTTTGTAAAGCCATTTCGTGAAGGAATCTCTATCATTCAACGCAGGCTCTAAGGGAAGCACTTTGTAGTGTTTGACAAGATTGGAGCGACAATACTTACATGGAAGAACAAAGGGGAGGATTTCAAAAAAGTGTCTCATGGCGGCTTTGTCTTTTTCAGGCGTATAGGAGAAGCTTATCATATGGAGTAATCTCCAGCCTGATGGTCCCCAGAATCTGGTATCCATCTCTATTGTAATCAGATACTTATGATTACAACAATGATTTGAAATGAACTTCTTTACATAACAGAGCCAAAGGAGGGCATACCCAACGGGGCCAAGAAGGGGCGCACTCTATCCTCATAGGATTGCTCAGCTCTACATTTGACCACCTGGGGTGGGCAGACAGGACGAGGGCATGGGGCCGGAGGAGCACACTTGGTGGGTGCAGGGCATTTGACTTCGGGGCAACGAGGTCTTGGGCAAGGCGGGCACTCACCACCCTTTTCTCTACACGCAGAGTTGTCTACGATGATAGGCTGGGGCTTGGGCACAGAGCTCTTCAAGACATACTTGCTCAAATCAGGTGTGGGCGGGCATTCAGACTTCAACATATACTGTGACATGTCTGGCATGGCAGGGCAAGGAGGAACACTGGCCTTCAAGACATACTTGCTCAAGTCAGGTTCACGACAAGGAGGGCAAGGAGGGCAGATAGGACGGGAAGGGCCACTCGGTCCCGCACATCCACCGCAGGGCCAATTGCCACCGCATTTCCCACACCGAGGTCCAGGCATGCCGCCCCCCAACTCAAATCCTAAGAATCCTTCTTCACCCTTAGGAGCAGGAGCTGATTGTCTTCCAAAGAAATACCCAACGAATACTGCGGCCAGAGTAAATGCCACTATATGAAATGTTGTCAGACGCATCCGGTCTCTTCTACAATATGGACATTTTTACGATCTCCATCCAGGCCATTCCATTGGAGGACATCCACATGTCTCAGGAAGACCGGGATCAGGTGTTGTTAGCAAGCGGGTGCAAACCATTCGCGCATTGCCTCTCCAAGAATAATCGGGGCTTACTTGTTTGGAGGCCTCCATACAGCCAAAATCATTGGGGTCCATGCCTTGTTTTCGGATAGAATCACAGATTTGGGTCGCCTTGCTTCTCCAATCATACTTCGCTGTCTTTCCAAGGTCAAGTGTGGGTCTTTCCTCAAGACGATCAATTTCCATACCGCTTGTAGTTGACTCCATTTCTCCTCGTGGAAACGCAACAGCAGAGGAACCAGGAACTTGCCCACGACCACTTCCCGTCATGAACACAGGTCCTTCTCCCTTTTGACCGCCCATTGCCGCAGCCACTTCATTGGGAGAGGTGAACTTCAAGCCAAGATTCCAAGATAATCCATTAAATATCTTTTCACCATATTGCTCAAACAAAAGCTGGGCTTGCTTCGCACCTGTCACATCACCAGGCGCATATGCGGGGAATGCGTTGGAAAGACTTACAGGAAGGTTCGCAGAATTGAGGAGTTGGGGCAAAGGTTTGCTGACATCTGACATCAAAGGAAGGAAGCTATCACGATCCTGTTTCATAATAGGTATCTCCGCAGCAGGTCTCATACCTGTTTCCACTTCATTGATAATTCCTTCCACGTTGAGTTTGATTACATTCAACGTGTCTACACGGGAGGTTGTGATAGGATCAGTTGTTCCTGAACTACTCAACCGAGCCATCTCCGCTTCAATTCGCGTCTTTAATTCTTTGACTTCGTCGAGGTTCAATCTATCGTTGGACTCAACAGCATTTGTAAATCCCTCTTCCAAAGAGGAACCGGAAACAGCATTCACAGACATGCGATATTTGCGTTGTAAATAGGCCAAGTTTGCTTGGATATCGTCTGCTTGTCCTTGTGTTAGAGCTGAGTCAATGCCAGGATTGCGTTTTAACACAGAAATCTCATCGGTTAAACGCTGGAGGTCACCGCGAGCAGTTGTAAGAGGGAGCTGAACGGAAGGGTCACTGAGTTTTTCAAGACTTTTTGCTTCAAATGTAAAGAACCCCTTCATACTTTCCAAGATTTCAGACAGACGTTTGAAGGGAGCAGATTCCAAACTAGGGTCTCTGTAAGGGAGTGTATTCACACGTGCGATTTGACCATAGGCAGGGCCATATGCGATTTCAGTTGGGTTAAAATAAGGAGCCGGAGTAGAACCCTCTAGAGGTGCGGGTTTGGGGTTAACAGTAGGGACAATGACCTTGGGTGCCTTCAAGCTCTCATCTGAGCCAGGATTGACAAATCCTTCTTTCTTTGTTTCTTTTGAGAGCCCAATGGATGCTACCAAAAGAACAACTAATACAATTCCTAAGAAAATGTATCCCTTCATCTATCTACCTTAGGGTTATTTATGGTAACGAGCAGTTCCAACAAGGGATTGAATCTTTACGAATAAATTCGCTCATATCGGGACCAGGATGCGGTCTTGCCTGTGTATATTCTGTGCCTTGAGCGGCGGAATCAGAGCGATAGGGTGCGTAGGGGCAGTCCATCTCTGCCGCCACATTCTTTGTTGCTCGTTCGATAAGTAACGAATCTTTCAATTGTGTGGCGACACTTTTCGCAATTCTATCTTCCATTTCTTTCGTAGACGCAACGGTTAGTTTGGGAGCCGCAGCTTGTATTTTTTCAAGCTCAGCGGGCTTGGATGCTTTCAAGGCTTGTTGGACACCCCCTACTGCTTTGAACAAATCCTCTGCGCTCACTCCAGCAACATTTCCTGATGAATCGATGGATGATTCCGCAGTGGATACTTTTTGTATGATAGGAATACATTTCTGAGACGTATTATCTTTCGCATGTAATCCTACCATGTCGTTGTCTTTGCAAGGCTGGATTGTTCCTCCACTTGTCTTGGACGCAGGATTGATATCATATGGAAGTGTGGGAGGCACACAGATGACTTTCGCAGTAGGCTCAAAGACAAAAAAGGGTGTTGTTCCAAGAGGGCATACTAAGGGTGTTTCAGACAGCTTGCCAACTAAATCGCGACAAAAAAGTTGCTTGTTTTTTGAAATAGGTGGCTTTCCTCCTGGGCATGTTAATTCGGGGTATCCTTCCGCTGATACATCGCTTGCGGAGACACCTAGCTTTTCCTCAATATAGGCCTTGCGCTTATTCCGGAGTTTCACCATCATATTTGTAAATGTATTCATCGCACCCGTATTATCAGCATCCCCTGCTCCTAGAGCTTTCATTGCTTGCTCCAACGTCATGGTTTCTTTTATCTTCCCACTTTGTATATCTTTCTGAAGCATTTCAAGCATTCCAGCTGCTGCTTTTTGGTCTTCTTCAATTGTTTTCGCGAGGAGAGATGAAAGTGGTTTTTCATACTCTAATCCTTTGGACTCTGTCCAGGCAAACGGGATACCAAGCTCTTCTAATAGTTTTTCTGTAACACCATCATCAAATGGAGATGCCGAAGCAATCTTCTCTTTGAGTTTGGTTAGTTCATCCAGAGACTCTTTATAGAAAGTAAGCATATCTTTCACAGTAGAATTCTTTGTCCAATTCACTTCACTCACAAAAAAACCATCAGCTCCCTTATAGACTGTGAATAAAATCGCTACAATCAAAAGTATAAGAAGCGCAATGTAGGGCACCATCTATCTTCTAACTCGTTGGAAATTTGAAACGAGGATAAAGGAGTGCCGCCGTATAGAGACTAATGGCACCGATCGGATATATTGTCCAGTATTCTGATGAAGATGACTATACAGTTTACCATGGATTTATGAAGCTACACCGTCACTTTTCAGATGCTCTAGAGCATGCGACTGAGTATTATAGGTCCTATTTAACTTCTCAAGATGACACAGAAATTGGACATTTTCAAACAAAGACTCCTTCCAAAAAACAGTGTGATGAACAAGGCTCTGTCACTGTATTTGAAAGTCGTGGGTATATTGTATGGATTGATTGTGTTGTGGAGTAAATTTGATTCATGTGTTTTACTGTCTGATTGGAAAGCATGACATCATTACAAGTGCGCCATACATCAGATAGTCTCATAGAAGTGGGAGTTGATGAAGCAGGGAGAGGATGTCTCTGGGGTCCCTTGTATGCTGCTGCTGTCATTTGGCCTCCAGAGGAAGAATGGTTGGATGAGCATAAGGAAATTGCTCCGCAAATCAAAGATAGTAAAAAACTCACAGCGAAGAAGCGTGCGAAATTAGCCCATGCCATTCGGGATTTAGCGATGGATATCGGAATTGGAATTGTCACTCCAGCAGAAATTGATTCGTATGGAATGTCAATTGCGAATAAACTCGCCTTTGAAAGAGCACTAGAGGGTCTTCTTGTGCCACCCGATAGACTTTTACTGGATGGAATTCTTCCGTTGGAAAAAGACAAACTGGAACAACACAAGATCCAGTATCAACATACAATTGTAGATGGAGATGCTCTCTATCTTCCAATTGCTGCTGCGTCTATTGTTGCGAAAGAAGCACGTGACTCCTATGTATTAGCGTGTGTAGAGAAAGAGCCTAGTCTAGAATCAAACTATAGCATTGGCTCAGGAAAGGGATATGGGACAGAGAAGCATCGAAAGGGTATTTTGGCGTATGGAAAACACTGTCATCATCGCAATCTGTTTCTAAGGAAACTCCTTGGAAATACATCGGATTGTTTAATTACAGACTCTTAACCGAAACTTTAGTTCTTGCGGTTGTTTCTGTTGGTGCGGTTCTTGCGGTTAACGCGGTTCTTGCGGTTGTTTCTGTTGGTGCGGTTCTTGCGATTAACGCGGTTCTCGCGATTCTCGCGGTTCTTGCGGGTGGTACGATTCTTGCGCATAGGGACCATTTGATTCTATACTTGTAGGTGAGGTTTTTTTTTGGTCTAAACAGAAGGAGAAGTAAAAGAGAAGAATTCTATGGAGGTGGCAATTCTTTACAACAAGTCCAATCCCTTTGGAATTAGCCAGGATGTGGAGGTTTTGGAATGGGCTCTTCGAAGCCTTGACAAGGGAAATGTACGCATTCGGAGAGCTGATCCCTTAGAACCTCCCGTTCCACTCAGCGTAGCCATTCATTTGGAGGTGCCGTATGCGGGATGGATGCCCTGGGCCAGCACGAACTATCTCCTCCTCAATCCGGAGTGGTATGAAGAATCCGCATGGGAGAGTTATTTGGCGCAGTTTGATGGAGTTTTGTTTCGGGATATGGAATCCAAGCAACGGTTTCAAGTCAAATATCCTCATGTAACTACATATTTCGTAAATTGGTGCTGCTCTCAGGATGCGGTAGACACGAAGTCGCCTCAAAGTATGGACTTGAAGGATGGATTTGTCTGGTTCCTTGGAGGGTCCAAAAACAAGCGAGAGGCAGCACAAACCATGCTCCAGACGTGGAAGTCGGAATGGCCGAAGTTGTCTGTCTATACCACAAAAGATCTAGACGTATCGGGAACTCTCCAATCCAATGTAGAGATTCGTGTAGAAGACCTTGATAAGGACCAACGCAAGCGCCTTCAAGCATGGTATCCGGGCCATGTCTGCGTCAGCCAAGCCGAAGCCTTTGGATATACCGCGGCCGAGGGAGAAGCCAATGGAGCGTTTGTCTTACTCAATGATTTAGAAGTCTATAAACAAGATTATGCTGGAAATTCTTACATGAAGCAGTTTCGCACGAATAAAGAAATAAAGGGGATTGCGTCCTTTGCCACCTTGAAAGAGTTTGAGTGGGATGGTGTTCTTCCTGATATGAAAGCTGTGCGGGAATCTCAAAAGAAGATGAGCAAGGCACGCAAAGAGGTTTGTTTAGAGAGATTCCGTGGATTTTGGACTGCTGTGAAAGCAAACGTTGAGGAGAAGAAGTCTGCAAAGCCCAAGCATCTTCCTCCTGTTCTTCAGGCAGAGGATTGTCCTCCCATCTCAATTGTGACTCTTTTATACAATCGTCGTAAGTTTTTTGATTTAGCCTGTCACAATATCATG